CTAAGCGAGATTGATTTTGAATTAATTGTTGCGCTTCTAAATTGCTCGACACCTGCGTTCCTACGACGTACGCCTGAAGCGGTGGTTGTTGGTTGGGTTGGTTTTGCAAGAAGGCGAAGTTCGCAGGCGAAGGGGCTGTTGTGCCACCGTCGCCACCACCGCCCGCGCTCATATTCGTTCCCGAAGGTGCGCTTGCGTTTCCGTATTCCGTCTTTGATATTTTGATAACGTTAGCCAGTCCCATTGCGCCAACGATTGACGCTTGTATTATACGCGCTGTTGTTGAAGGCATTGTCTTGTCGTTCAACGCTCTATTGATACCACCGTAAGTATCGACTACAGCCGACGCGAGATTCAACGCTTTTTGAATCTGAAATTGTTTTTTCGATTGTTGTTGTCCCTTCTTTGTGAACGCGTCGTTTAACGCTCCAAGTGCTGCGAATGATTCGCCTAATTGCTTCAGTCTAAAGTCTTGCGTTGCTTGTTGTTTAGCTTCGTCTTCTTTGCGGTACTTGTCTTTTATTTCATTCTCTTTGCGTCCTTGTTCTTCAATCAATGCTGCGGTGTCTAAGCCTGCCGTTTCCGCTTGTGAAATTAGATTGAAGTAGTAATCTTGCGAAGCCATTAAATCGCGTTGCTGTTGCGATAACGTCGCTTGAAAATTACTTTCGTCTGCCGTGTCAATAATGGCTTGCAAGTCTATTAGTTCTTGCTGTTTTTCTTTTAATCTTTCTTGCGCTGCTTCTTTCTCTTTCGCTAACTTTTCAGCTTCTTTTTCTTGCGCTTCTTTGTCGTACTTATCCGTTAGAATTTTTAATTCGGTAGCGTGTGAAGTTTTTAGTTTGGCCAAATCTTCCGCGCTCTTTTTTCCTTTCTCGTATGTCTTTAATTCTTGCGCTTGCTTTTCTTGTAATAGTAAAATTTCACGATCCTTTTCAGCCATCAAAGAACGTTGAACTTCAACCATGTGTTCTTCGACTGCAAGAATGTCGTCGGCTAATTTTTTACTTGCCGCATCTGCTGCGTTTTTTCTTTCTGCTTGTTTTGCTTTTCGTGCAGCAATAGCAGCTAGTTCTTTCTCCGTTTTAACTTCTTCTTTCGCAGCCATTCCTGCGTTCCATATTTCGTCTTTGTTCGATTGAATGGAAACGTTTTGATTGTATAAAGATTGTTTTTCTAACTGAAGCTTTTCTACAAGCGCCTTGTTACCTGCCTGTTGAGCAGCTGCAATTTCGTTGTTGACTTGTCTTGCTCTTTCGTTGTTTTTTTGCTGCTCTACACCGAGTTCTTCCGTGCGCGCTTTGTACTCACTAAACGCTTGATTTTGGAGAAGTTGTTTATTGTATTCATCATCTTTACCCGCGCGTATTTTGTCAAGTAATGATTGCGCGTCTTTGTGTACTTTTATTCGACGCATTTCCACGTCGTTAATTGCTGTCAACTGTTGTTGTTGCGCTTCTAAAAACTTCACTTTATCGTCCTCAAGAACCGCTATTTCCATTGCGACTTCCGCTTGCCTTTGTTTGTTTGCAAGCATATCTAGTTCGGTTCTTAAAATTGCTGCCGCGCCTTCGCCTAACGCTTTTTGCAACGCTAGTTGACGCGTTAACGATTGCTCCTGTGTTTTTAATGCGTCCGCTTGTTTGTTAAGACTTTCCAACATTCCCTTCTTTCCACTAACTAAGTCGCTTAACTCTTTCCAATAGGCAATGATTCCAACGATTGCACCAACTAAAAGAAATATAGGGTTTTGCTTAATGACATTGCCCAATGTTTTGAAACCGGCAACACCCGCTTGTAACATTGCTTTAAGCGAACCTGTTAATGAAGAAATATTTATACGTCCAAGATTTGCAGTAAAAGTTCCTATCGATTGAGTTAGTCCTTCGAAGTCAAGGTTTCCTAACTGTTGCCCCATGATTCCAAACGTCGCACTCATTCCTTCAATCGCAGGCCCTGTATTTCCCTTTACCGCTTCCGCTGCATCGTTCATTCGGTCTTTAAGTTCTCCCATTTTTTGGGAAATCTCATTGAACTTTTGAGTCCCTGGATCGAATTGGTCTTGTTGCTTTTTTAATTCGGCGTATTGCGCCTTCAATGTCTTAATACCTTTCGCCGCGCCGTCAGCAGCCGTAGCCGTCTGATTGAGAACGGTCATCGCGTTACTGTCTACATTGAAGTCTATTGTATTTGCCATTTTAGAAGAAGATTATATAAAATATAAATATCCAAAACGCGACGTTTACATAAATTGGTGTTAACTTATGCAATCGACACAACCATTTTGATAGTTTGTTTTTGCCGTTCGCGATGCGTCCGTAGTTGCTTTCGCTTTTTATGTTCAATTTAATGAACTCTAAACAGGCGACCATTGCCCCCGCTTTACTTTGTAGATGTTCCTTTGAAGTCGCTTCCATTACTTATTATTGTTATTGTGTCACCTGCTGCGCTTAGCGTAACGCTTCCGCTACCTTCGACCGTTTCTCCTGTGTATGCTTGTACCGTTAGTGGATTAGCCCCCGAAACAACGCGTTGTATTATCAATTCACGTCCTGCCGTTGTCGTTGCGGAAGGTAAGTAAATAGTTATGCCGTTGCTCGTTGTATCTGCGAAAATCATTCTGTCGAAATTCGTTACAACGTAGTCGGTCGTAATTGTTCTAACTGGTTGCGTGATTGAACCGTTGAAGCTCACAGGTGCACCGAAGCGCGTCGGTGCTAACGAAGGAACTTGTTGCGTAATGAATGAACGCGTTCCGCCGTTAGGCTGCGAGAAACAATCGTTCTTTGCTATGTTCCAATTGTAGCCGAAACGCAAACAACATTCTTGCGTTATTGTCGCAGGGTCGCCGTTCGGTGTTTCCCAATTTAAAGACTGGTCTAAGTTAGCGGACACGGGTAAAAGGTCGCAGCCGTTGTCGATGTCGAGTACGCGAATGAGTTTCACTTTGGTAAGGTCTTGTTCACCTACGACGTAGCCTTGAATTTCAAGAACGCGCCACCAAGAATCTATTATCCATATTTTATCTGAAAATTGAAACGTGAAAACGTCGTTGAGCGTTAGTGCAAACATTCCTTCTAAGATGCGCGCTTGTCCGTCGAATAGTTCGCGGTAATAGTTACGCCACCATCTGTTGTAAAGGTTCTCGTATGGGTTTGCTATGATTGTGTGAATAGGTACTTCGGGCGCAAAGTTTAAGTCTTTGTCGGACACCGTTGCGTTCATTGTCGAGTAGTTGTTCAAACACTTAACCGCCGTAACAATAACGCTATCTGAAACTTCATCGTACATATTCACGAAGAAGTCGGCGAAATAGTAAAGGATGCGTGGTTTCGGTTGTACGAATTGCCCTTCTGCGTTGGTGAAGAATGGAACAACGACGTTTGTATTTTCCACAGGTGCTGAAGGTGTGGACGCGAATGCTAATTCAACTTTTTCTTCGCCTGTCGCGAACTCGTTGATTACTTCGAAGTCGCTTTCAGTTACTTCGTACCTTCCGTAGATGCGCCCGTTGTCTTTGTAAACCGAATTGAAAAAATCTCCGTCTTCGGTATAGGTGAAAGAGAACTTAGACTTTTGCAGGTCGGTCGTTGGCGAGTACATTATGTCTTTCGACAAGTCTAATTTCTGCGACCAATTGAGCGTGTTTCCGCTTGCGATGTACTCAACCATTGGTTCAATGCGAAGTGTATTCGGTAGCGTCTTGTCAGCCACGAAAACAAGGTTGAACATTTTTTGAATCGACGTGATAAAATCAATTTGCTTCATGTCTGGAGCGTTGAATTGCATTACGCAAGTGTCGCCTGTCAACGCCGTTCCAACGCTTATAAGTTCAACTCCCGTTCCTGTATATCCAACGTTTGCGTTTCCCGTAAAGTCAATTTCAAGGTCTCCGAATTGTTGGTAAATAATCGCGGTAAAATAAAACTTTACTTGTTCCCCTGCGGTTAATTGAAGCGTTATGTTTTGGTCGTAAGTCAAGTCATTTGTCAAAGCACTTCCAACACTTATCGCGCTATAAAATGCACCGCTGTCAAGATAAAAACCAAATTCAACCGTACCAACCCCAACCGCTCCCAAAGGTCGCGCTTGTCCGTTCATCCAACACTTGAACGTAAATGTTCCCGTAAATGGTGCGGTGTAAATTCCACTACTCCAATCGTTCCCTGCGTCCTCGTATTCGGTAAAGTTGGTGTACAAATCAAACAAAGAACCCGAACCATACGGAGTGAATGGAACGTTAGTTATTGTAGTCGCAAGACCAACGTTTGAAGCAATGTCATTTAATCCGTTGTTCGCGTTCAAGTATTGCCCGTTCACAAATGGAACGTACACGTTATCCAAACAGCCCGCAAGATTGTCGCTCGAATACTGCAAGCCTGCGTCGTTCATTATTTCATCGAACAAGTATTGCGCCTTAACGGCAGGCGTCATGTGTCCGACGTACAATGGTTTATAAGTCGGTTGCCCTGCAATAACGGTTGAATAAACGGGTTGACCTTCGACGTTACTTGCAGTTAGATTCCACTTGTCGCATAGCGTTAGAATCGTGTGTTCGTTAGGTGGTGTTTCAACGTTCGCATGAAGTAAATCGTAGTCAAGGTCACCCGCGACAATCGATTCAATGTCCTTCAACTTTTTCTCGTTGAGTAGACGTGCGAGGTTTGGAACTTCACCAAAAAACACAACTTCGAATTCGAACAACTTGCCGCTCTGCCAATAAAGTTTTTTAACCTGAATGTGACCGCTTGCGATTGGTATTGTGTTAACAGTCAACACCGCTTCGACCTTCTTTCGAAAGTCAAACCAACCGTCGAAATTTACGTTGAAGATTGCACCGAAGAAGTCTACATTCGTCGCACTTGCAGGAACGCGAAATTCTTGTGAGTAATTGCCTACGGAAGCGAAGTCGGTAATGTCCGTGAACTTATAGTTCAAGTGCATCTTCTCGTTCTCGTAAAGGTCGAGAATCGCGCTGTTGCCGTTGCTATCCGTTAGCGTTAGAATTACTTGATTCATCATAAGCCAACAGGTTGAGAATATTTAAGATTCAAAGTAACGTTGTAAAGTTTCGAATATCTTTCGTCCTTGATAACGAAGTTCTGCGTGTCGACTAAAACAGGTGTCATCGTGCCGTCGTCGTTGATTATGTACACGTCGTTCGAACGACAAAGCGTTTGTAATAAGTTGAATTCACCAACGCTTACCCAGTCGCTGTTTATTTGCAGTCCTTTCGTTGTTGTGACGTACCGGTCGGTTGCGCCCCTGTCGTAGGTGTTGAAACTGAATGAAGCTGTGTTGTAAGAACCGACTACTTTTTGGTATTGTTTACGATCGTAGTTAAACGATAACTCCGACTTCTTTGTGAAGTTAAAGTAATCCACACCGCCAACAGTATTCGTCCAACCCAAACGAACGTTGTCAAAACGACAATCGTCAGGAACAATATAAAAACAATACACGCGTGAAGAAGGCGTGTAAACGGGGAACGCTGTTTCTTTTCCAAATTGTATTGTGTAGTATTTCGCACCTGTTAAATCAACAATAGCGTTCGCGTCGACGTTAGCATAAAAAGCACCCACGACATTAACGATTGAAGGGTCGCTGTCCAACGTCAAGAACTGCGTGTCAATCAAAACGTCGCTGTCGTCGTACGAAGAAAAAACCACTATGTCGAAATCGTTATCTTGTAGAATCATAGTTGCTGAAGGGGCGTACAAAAGACCATAGTCAGCCACGCGAGTAGGAATGTACACGTAGTCGCTTGACAAACCACGCGCTGCCGCTTCGCTCCATTTGTGCGTGTCTACATTTCTTTCACTCATTAAATATTTTGTAATGCCGTCGAGCGCGTAGCGTGTGTTCGGGTTTGGTCTGTAACCGTCGCTCACTTGATATTCAGCAAGGAAAGCGGACAGGTCTTGAATGTCAGCCATTCCGGTACCGCTTACCGTGAACACTCCGTCAACGAGCCAACCTTCTTTTATCGTGCAAGAAATGAACGCGACGCTTTTATCTTCAGCGTCTAAACTTGTTGTAATTAAAGAAGGTTCGTGAAATAACGATTCGCGGAAGATAGGCGCGAGGTCTAAGATTCCTACACTACTTGCGTTGGGTTGTACGTTGACCGTGAAACTTCCGAAGTCGAACACGAAACGAAAGCCTGCGTTCGCTACGTTGGTCGAAGATGCAACGAGCATCAATCGTTGCCCGATAGGTGTATACTGATACGGTTGGTCGTCTATTGTAATTGCCATATTTTTAAATGTCTTTTAGTTGATTCTCTATTGTTGCTCCAAAGTCTTTGCCGTATGCGTCAATAACTTTCGCCTCATATTCGTCCCAAATGTTTTCGTATGCGTAGTCGAACGCCTTCCAACCTTTGATACCGTCGCGTCCTATCTTGCGAGCAATCATAAAGGCAACTTGTTTCTTGAGTGTTTCCGTTGGCTTCTTAAATTTACCGCTTTC